TACCTAAATCGTATCTAAAGCGATTCTCGTCCACGAGAGAGCCAGCAATCATGGTATCTACTATTCTACCCTCTATTTTAAGGCCCATAGCTCTAATCCAACATACATCGTACATTGCATTGTGAAATATCTTAACTGCAGGTGTTTTTAGTACATCGGTAAACCATTTTATGACCATGTTCTTATCCATGTTACCACCACCTTCATGTGCGATAGGATAATATCCAGACCAACCTTCTACAGCTACAGCTATTCCAACTACTGCACCATTACCAATGACCGAACCTGAACCTGTTGATTTTAAATCTGGATCCTTAGTTTCTAAGTCAATTGCAATCTCGTCATACTTAGATAAGTCTGGAAAAGATTCTGGTGGTAGCCACTCTGTCTGTGGTTTAAATATTGGTTTGTTTTGGTTCATAGATATGTTTACTCTCTATAGTCTTATTAAGTTTATCTTTATTGCTAAATGCATATAAAGCCGCGTGATAGTCATGAGGAAATATCTCCCATGAGAATTTGTCTTCTAGTCCTAGATAAATTTCTAGATCAAATTTATATTTTTTATTAATGCTAATAGTTTTTACAATCTTACTTGCTTTTGGCATTTTTCATATCTTTCAATTTCTTAATTTCTAAATCACAATAGTGTTTGATCTTCTCTAAATCTTCTACACCATTTTTGTGTAAATATCTACAAACATATTTCACAACGTTGCCTTGAAAGAATGATAAATCATTCTTTGAAATAAATTCATAGGGTTGAATGTGAAAGTCCTTGTAGTGGGATCCTCCAATTTGTTTATCTTGAGGAAATGCATCCTTAAATATATCTTTGTTTGTCATAGATTGTATGCCTTTTTAGTTTGTGGTTCTATTATGTATAAGTTTTTTTCTGTTCTTGTGCAGGCAACATAAAATAATCTGTGTGTATCTTCCGGATCTTTTTCATAATCAATAAATGCTGCACCAGCCAAGTCTGTTATTACAACTACATTTTCTCGTTCATTACCTTTGACGCCATGTATTGTAGAAATACTAATTCTAGGATTCTTGTCTAAATTTTCTCCTGACTTAATTAATTTTTTTATCTTTTTTATATCTTCATCACCTATTTCATTTAATGCTTCGTCCCAATCAGACTCTGTTTTAAGTCCATACTTTTCTTTCAAAGTATCTATGTCATAGAAACCATCTTTAATTATTGTTTTAAATAACTTCGGATCCCAATTATCTTTGGTCATCTTTGCGACGATTTTCTTAACATCATTATAATGTAAAGGTATACCTTTTCGTAAATCATTCCATTTCAATATAATTTCATAGATATTTTTTACTCTAGGTACAGCATTTCTTCTTTGCCAATATAATTCTTTTTCATCTAATATGTTTCCAATACCTGCTAACATATAGTTAGCTTGTGCTAAAACCAACCATCTACCACGTGAAAAATCTACTTCATGAAGATTGCTACAATAAGAAACAGATCCTTCTTCTTCTTTTGGCAACCATTCTTTATCCACTCTACTTTTTACTTTTTTAATTATTTTGTTTGCTAGTGCAAAAGGTTTTTGTGGTACCCTTTGCGATTGATCTAACACAGTTCTTTCACCTTCCAAATTTATAAAAGTGCTAACGTGTGCACCATTCCATCTGTATATAGCCTGGTCATCGTCACCTGATATGTATGAGTCTTGTGCTTTCTCTTCTATCTTCTTAACTAATTTCCATTGTACTAAACTCAAATCTTGTGCTTCATCCACAAACATAACTCTTAGACTTGGTGATTCACCACTTGCTATAAATTTATCTAGCATATCTGGAAAGTCAATCAAACCATTCTGTTCTTTGTAATTCTCTAACTCTTCAACTATAATTTCTAATTTACTTAATTGTATTTTTGAGTTGTTATTTAAATGATAAAATTTTATCGGGTCCATTTCTTTTGATCGTGCTAAGTTTATCAATTGTATGTATGGATCTGGAGAATAGAATATACCTTCATAGTCTTCATCTTGTCTTGCACCTTCCAATTCTATTTGCATCTTTTCTGATAATTCTTTGTAATGCTTTGGTTGCATCACCTGGTTTCTATTTATACCAAGTTGATTAAAACAAAATGAATGTAGAGTTTGAAAGTATGGTACATCATTAAAAGATAATTTAAATTTATCTACTGCTCTTTGTTTACCTTCTTGTGCAGCATTTTTACTAAATGTAAAATAACCAATCTTATCTGGTGGTGTGTTAGCTAAAAACTTTTCTATATGTCCTAGTAATGTATGTGTTTTACCTGTACCTGGTGGTCCGTATATTATTTTTCTCATATTCCTAAATGAAGATAGATCCATAAAGCAGTAAACATTGTTATTGCTGCTAAATCCATGGCTGCTATCAATAATTCTCCTTTTTAAATGTTTTTGGTTTGTATGTTTCTGTTTTCTTATCAAACCTAGCTACAACAAACACAGATAGTTTTGTTTTACCTACACGTTTAGTTGTACATTTTAGATCATCTTTCAACATCTGTGATGTTCTTTGGTATGGAACTCTCCAATGTTTTCTTGATAGATAGTTGTTAAAGAAGTTGTCAAATACAAAGTGATGAAAACCATCTTTAGTATAAGTACCACCATTACGTAGGTCTTCGTAATCGTCTTTTTGTATTCTGTTTACACAATAGTCCTCTAGATAATTATTTAATATATCTTTTGTACTTGTACCTTCTGCAGGTTCTGTAATTTCTGCACCACTTAATAATACAGTAGTTATTTTTTTCCAATCACCTGTCTTTAGTGTTGGTGGATTTATTCTTAATTGTTTTATGCATTCTTCTTGAAACAAAGTTTGATTAGCTAAATGTTTTGCTGAGTCTAGATACAATCTATCTCCATCTACATTCATGTAATAGTAAGGTTCTTCTAGGTTAACTACTTGTAAATCTGTTAGACTTGGAAATATTATCTCTTGACCTATACCAAACTTTCTAGACCTACATAATTTTTTATCACACAAACTACACATAGGTTGGTCATTACATTTGTAACCCCACTCTTTCTTATCATGTTGTTTTATAATTATTTGTACTTCTGTATCCGACAATGGTTGCTGCATCGCAGTCTCATTAAAAATCATTACTTTTGTCTTCCAATTGTCTGGCCATTTAGATTTTGCATACACACCATAATGAAATAGTGCATTGTTTCTACCACCCTCACCAATTTTATTTTGTGCCATAAGTTCTATGCATGGTGGTCCATCAGAGTATGGTGTCTCCGGTCTTTTAATTTCTATCTTGCTAATGTCTTGTTGTTTATGTCTTTCGTAGAGTTCAAAAAAAGCATCTATACTAGCAGCTTCACCATCTTCCATAAAGGCGTATCTTGTTGTCTGACCACAATTAAAGTATGGTAAATTTAAAAAGTTTCCTGTATCATCTTTTGATTTTAATTCTCTTTGTTTTGGAAATACTTCTGATCCACCATAACCTAATACAGATCTAATCTCATTTAATTTATCTTGCATCAAACCTGCTGATACATAATCTTCTGTGAATAAAAATACATGAGCACCACCAGACTTTGATCTACAAACGACCAACGGTAATTGAAATTGTTTTATTTTGTTTATTAATTGTTTGTGATCAAACTCTGCGTATGAGTCAATGTCTATACATCCCCACTTACATTTGTTGTCATCATTGATTGGTATAATACCTAAACTGTCAGCACCATCTAAATGCTTTTGCCACAACTCATCTGTGACTGGTTCTCGTTTAACAAACGATTTACCTTTGATCTTATTACCGTCGCCATTTGATTCACCAACTAAAGTGACACCATGTGCACGGTCTAATCCATAAAATATATTTTTAAATCTTTCTATCATACAAAATAAAAGTGGGCGTTGCCACTCTCGCTTAGACGCCCACTACCTAGGATACTGGTTAGTAGTTCGAAGAACCTTTTGTTGTTTCTTCTGATCCGTGCTTAGCTTGGATTTCACCTTTACCTACTGATTCTGCAAAAGATTTAGCCATATCATATACAGCTTTGTCTGTTACAGGACCAACTTTAGATACATCCCAACCAAACCATGTTCCTTTGTCATTAGACATCTGAACGGTAGATAGATTATAAATGTGGCTATAAGTAGGCGGTGTGAATAAACCGTTTTTACCTTGCATCTTGATACCCATCATCATTGAGTTCCATTTTCTACTAACTTTAAGTTGAGTAGACTTCATAGAAATCAAAGCTGTCTGTGGGTTATCCCCAAGAGTCAATACAAAATGACTAGCAGTATTATCCAGATAATTACCATTTGGTAATCTGTCTTTATAATCCTTACCTCTAGTCGTCTGACTTACAATATCACTATCTGCATCGTGAATTGCAACAGGTGCACCTGTACTGGTACCTCTGTCTTGCCATTCGATGTACTGTCTTTTGTAATGAGCCGGTACAACTTGTATAGTGTCATACAGTTCATTAGTTACAGTATTTATTATTTTGCCAGGTTCTGCACCCTCGACATATTTACCATCACGCTTGTTTACTTCTGGTGATAGTTGGCCCAAAATTTTTAAGAAAGGCAACGCAAGATCTTCTTGCGATATATTTTGAGCGCCTTGTGCTGCATCAGCTTCCATATCAAATGTTGCTAATGCTCCTTCTTTTTTTTCTGTTACTTGGTTCATGTTTATTTGTTCCTTTTTATTGTTGTCTTATTCTCTGAGAATACCCCAAAGATTTCCGTTGGCATTTCTTTACCTGCCTCAATACGCTCACGGACTAGCGCTTTCAGAGTCATGGGCTCAACCTTCATCTTTTGTGTCGGTTGAAACCCTTGACCCTTCGCAAGTTCAGCATATGATGCTGCCTTGTTATCCTCGTTACGACCAAATGCTACCGAGATCTCATTCTTAATAATATCACCTAGTCCATTGTTACGAAGCCAGTTAAACGCCGCTTCTTTATTTGCTTCTGTAATAGTAGCACGATACGACGTTGAAACTTTAAGATGTGATCCATCTTGAAGTTTTAATTCTGCTAAACCCATCTCGGACATCATGGTTGGTATAACCTCTCCTGATATACGCTGGTATTCTTTTTTTAAATCCTTAATGTTAGTTTCACTTGCTTCTATTCTTCTGTGTAAACCTTCTAACATTTCTACTTGATCTGCAAGAGACTGAATGTTTTCAGTTTTCTTCATTGCATCTTGTTGGTCTTGTTCAAAATTAATTGTCATCTATCTTTCCTTTCTCGTATAAATTTATTTCTATAGGATAGTATTTTCTTTCTTGTCTATCCCATTTAATTAATTTGTATTTACCATTTGTAATATCAGAAACAATAGAGCATGCAACTCCAATAATTGCAGGATCACCAACTAATAATAAATAATCATCCGGTGTGTAGTCTTTTAAAAGTTTTCTTAACTGAAATATTAACGGACCAGGAGACCACATAAGCTGTGATAATTCTGGTAACAAAAATTTAAAGTCACCATATTCTAATGCACCCGTAATATTTATTTTAGGACTATTAAATCTAGTTCCTGCTATTTCTTGTACTACATACACTGTAGTTTTTTTATTGCTTTCTGACATTGACAAGCAATATAAACATGTTTATATATTTGTCAACTAGAAAGAAGAAAATAAATTATGAATTATAAATTTAAAACTAAACCATACGCACATCAATTAACTGCGTTGGAAAAATCTTGGAACAAAGAAAACTTTGCATACTTTATGGAAATGGGTACAGGCAAAACAAAAGTATTAATAGATAATGTTGCTATGTTATATGACAAAGGCAAGATTGATGGTGTGTTAATCGTTGCACCAAAAGGTGTTGTTAAAACTTGGTACGAACAAGAACTACCTACACACCTACCTGATCACATAGAAAATGTGTCTATACTATGGCAACCTAACATTACAAAAACACAACAAGAAAAATTAGAATCTTTGTTTGAAATAGAAACTGCTTTACATATTTTAGTTATGAATGTTGAAGCATTGTCAACAGATAAAGGCGTCAAGTTTGCAACCAAATTTATTAACTCACACAAAGCTTTAATGGCTATTGATGAGTCTACTACAATCAAAACACCTACAGCTAAAAGAACTAAAAATATTATAGGTATTGGTCAGCATGCTAAGTATAAAAGAATCATGACCGGTTCTCCTATTACAAAAAATCCGTTGGACCTGTACACACAATGTGAGTTCCTTGATCCGTGGTTATTGGACTTTAGTTCTTACTACGCGTTTCGTAATCGTTATGCTGAAATGAAAACGATGCACGTACACGGACGTTCTATCCAGGTAGTAGATAAGTTTCAAAATTTAGGTGAACTATCCGATACAGTAAAACAATTTTCTTACAGGGTATTAAAAGAAGATTGCCTAGACCTACCACCAAAAGTATTTATTAAACGTCATATAGCATTGACCCCTGATCAAAAAAGAGTTTATGAACAAATGAAACAACAGGCCATTGCACATTTAAATGGTAAAGTTACAACCACCATGACTGTGTTAACACAGCTGATGAGACTCCATCAAATCACATGTGGTTATGTAGCAGCTGATGATGGTACAACACAAGCTGTTGAAAGCAACAGACTCAATGAATTAATGTCTGTGTTAGAGGATACTGATGGTAAGGTTATTATATGGGCCAACTATCAAATGAGTGTAAGTGAAATAATGCAAGCATTGACTAAGAAGTATGGTGCTAATTCTTTTGTTCACTATTATGGTTTGACACCACAAGAAGATAGACAAGACTATATTCGTAAGTTTCAAAATGATCCAGAGTGTAGATTTATTATAGGTACACCTCAAACAGGTGGTTATGGTATTACCCTTACACAGGCTAATACTGTGATTTATTATTCTAATGGTTATGATTTAGAAAAAAGATTGCAATCTGAAGATAGAGCACACAGAATAGGACAAAAGAAAACCGTGACCTATATTGATTTGATTGCAGAAGATACAATCGATGAAAAGATAGTAGAAGCTTTACGTAAAAAAATAAATATTGCATCCGAAGTTATGGGTGAAGAATTAAAAGAATGGATCTAAACTAGATCTTTTGCTTTACCAATTACAGGTTTATATTTTGTTTTACCCTCTGATTTGTAAGCATGTAAATATTGTTCCCGTCTTCCTTCAGGTATCCAACTACAATGTATCCATCCCGAATTGGGTTCGCCAGGCGTGTAAAACTCGAGAATCAATTGATCTGTCTCAAGGTTCATTTTAATCCAATCAGCAACTTCAGCATTATCAACTCCAACACATTCGAAGTCTGCGGCCTCAGCTTTTGCATGCTGGCTGTTCCGACTCGATCCAATAGCAAGACATAAATCTTCACTACGAAATCCTGATGTTACTTTTACTCTACCGAAGTGGTCCCGGACGGGTTGTAAAATATTTTCACAAAGTGCTTTTAGTTTTTCTATTTGACCTGAGTTAGGATTATTATTAATACCTTTACGTATAGCGGTATCTGATTTAATTAATTCTTGTAAAGAAAAATTACGAGATAGATTCATTTTTATTTAAGCATGTTTAATAAGAGCGCAATACATATTCCAAATGCTCCTCCTATTATCATCTTCTCCATACGTGCTAAACGTTCTTTAACTTCTTTGATTTGTTCAAAAGTTTGTTTCTGCATAATACGACACAGTTTTTCATGGTCCTCTATTTTCTGTAATGCAGATTTTCTAGCCATTATATTGTAACCCCCGCTACAATAGAAACCCGATAGGACTTGCCTATCATACCGCCCAAACTTTTAAATTTGTTTATCAT